TTTCCATGACCGCATTTGATTAATGCTAAGTAAGGGTAATTTGATAGTTCAGTTCCTGATACATGACAACAGGTAGCCATTAGCAGGAGAGCTAATAAAGTTTTCATCTAGTATCCATTAAAAAAGGGCCGCAGCGAGGCGGCCAAAATGTTACATCAGCAAATGCACCTTATTGAACACAGTAGGCGAGTACAGTCCAGAGCACGCCCACACCCCAGCATCCTGGAGTAATTTCCGCTGATTAAAATCGGATGCCCGTACTACTACCCTGTCGCTGTATCGCCTGATGTTATTAATCAGTACCGGGAATGTGTCCTTGAGCATCTCTGTACTGGAGAATGATTCACTAAGAACTGCTACCTCACAGGACTGAGTAAACGGAACGTCATTCCCCACCTCGCCGAGCCATACCGCATTAGTTCCTCG